TAACATCTGTTGCGCAGGGAATATCTGATATCGTACAGATTTTCCTGGATGGCTGGAATTCTAATATTTCACCTGTTCTTGATAATCTGGCCGAGAAGTTTTCAACAGTGTGGCAGGAACATGTACGGCCAGCCCTTGATGGAATCATTGTACTGGTTGGAAAAGTATTTGAGAACCTGCAGGCCCTCTGGGAAACATTGCTACAGCCATTGATTGAGTGGATTATTGAAAATATTATGCCAGTTATCGGACCGGCACTACAGGGAATTGGAGACCTTTTCCTGGATCTGTTGTCAGTAGCCGGGGACGTAATCAGTGGAATAACAGATGTGCTTAGTGGCTTTATTGATTTTTGCACAGGGGCATTTACAGGTGATTTTTCGAAATGTTTCCAGGGCTTAAAAGAAATCATGGAAGGCTTCAAAACGATTGCAGATTCTGTGATCGGTTTTCTACAGGAAAATGTATTTCGGCCGTTTGATGAGTATATTGCAAATATATTTGCAACAGACTGGTCGAAAAATTTCGGCATTCTGGGCGGTGTGCTTAACGGTTTCTTAAAGAGCGGGAAAGATACGATCAGAGATATCCAGAAAGTATTTGGCGGATTAAATGATTTTGTATCAGGAGTATTTTCAGGGAACTGGGAAAAGGCGTGGAAAGGAATAAAGGACATTTTCGAAGGAGTATTTGAAGGGCTGGCAAACCTTTCCAAGACACCGATTAATGCAATTATTGGTGGCTTCAATAGCGTACTTGGCACAGTGAATGGTCTCATTAATAAAGTAAATAATATACGTTTCAAAATTACGGTACCAGATTGGATCCCTGGGATAGGCGGAAACTGGTGGGGATTTAACGGATTTAACATTCCTACGATCGGAACCATTCCAATGTTGGCGAACGGAGGCTTCGTAAAAGCAAATACGCCACAGCTCGCCATGATTGGTGATAACCGGCACCAGGGAGAGATTGTTTCTCCGGAGGACAAGCTTCAGGAAATGGCATTAAAGGCAGCGGCTCTGGCAGCAGGTGGTGCAAATGATGCTGAACTGCTGGCAGTTCTGAAACAGATCCTGGCGTTTTTGCAGAATACGCCGATTGTTGCGTTGGATCCGGAATCACTAAGAAAATATTTTATCCGAAAAACCAACCAGAACACAAAAGCAACCGGAAAACCAGAACTGCTTGTGTAAGGAGGCATTATGGCAAAGAAAATATTGTGGTCAGGGAGCACGGTGCTCCCCTCTCCGGTATCGATATCTGTAAATGATCAGATTATCTGGAGTGCGAACACGGGCCGTAGTGCTTCCGGAAGCATGATCGGTGATGTGGTTGCAGAAAAGAAAGATGTAGCTATAAAGTGGGGGATTCTCACAGAAGCAGAGCTTGCAGCTATAAAAAAGATTATGGTTGCAGGCTTTTTTCCTATCTCTTTTCATGATGATGGGATAGATTTGACGATTACCACATATCGGGGAAACCTGACCAAAGAGGTTCTGGGGTATATCGGAGATGGGATTTTTTATTATAAATCAGCATCAGTGAGTATCATTCAAAAATAGGAGGAAACCAAAATGTTAAAAGGAACAAAATCAACATCCATGAATTTCAACAGCATGATCAACGACAAATCAGCTGTCTATATGTCTGCTCAGATTCCTGTAAACGGTAGTGCAAGCATCACTATTACCGTCCAGGACCGTGACCTGTACGAGGCAAACAAGACACAGTGCAGAAAAGACATTGAAGCATTTAACCAGTTAGTCTATGCAGCTGAGGACGAGCGTGTAACAGGAGGTACCGCAGATGAAACTGAAAAATAAAGACATATTAAATTTTGTCAATGGTTGTGCTTCCTTAAGGGAGAAGCGGCTGCCGGTAAAGCTTGGCTATGCGATCAAGAAGAACCTGGCAGCAGTCAGTGATGCAGCCAATGCCTATGACGCAGAGCGCCAGGAACTGCTCGAGAAATACGCAGCAAAAGGCGGAGATGGAAAGTTCCTGGTTGAGAACGGGCAGTATTCCATCGAGGACAAAGAGGGCTTTGCAAAAGACCTGGATGAGCTTCTGGCGATTGAGACAGAGGTTGGGATTCATACTGTTTCTGAGGAAGAGATTGAGAAATGTGATGATCCACGTTATGATGCCCTGACAGTGGCTGACCTGGAAACACTTGAGATCATGACTGAGTAGGAGGTGGTCCTGTGTATCAGTCTTCAGAAGCTTTTGGAAACCTGGTACTACAGGATTCCCGAACTTTTAAAGCACTCATCACTTATGATGATGTATCCATAACAAATGCCAAAAGTATCAAGTTTACTGGCGGAGCAGAAGGGGAGGATGATTTTTCCCTTGGCTCCACAGTGAGCCAGTACGTTACCATCACAATTCCGGATCCGGGAAAAGCCATTGAGGGGCATGAGCTCCTGGTCCAGATCGGAATGGAAGTGAACGGTCTGGTGGAATACATCCCCATGGGATATTTCACGCCTGGAAAACCATCCAGAAATGAAGAACAGATTGAGTTTACAGCCTATGACCGGATGATGAAAACAGAGCGTACATTCTCTATGGACGGAGACAGTACGGATACGGCGGCTGTTCTGAAAAGGATCCAGGAAATCACAGGGGTGATGGTTGTAACAGATGGTCTTTCCGGCATTTCCATGAAAGTTCCGAAAGGTTACAGCTGTAGGGAGGTCCTTTCTTACGCAGCACAGCTTCATGGCTGTTTTGCGGTATGTAACAGAAACGGACAGATTGAACTGCACAGCTACGTGGACAGCGGTTATACGGCCAGCACCGGCAGATACTGGGATTCTTTTGAACACAACGATTATCTGTTCCAGGTGGAAAAGCTTACCTGCTACACTGGCCAGGATGAAGAGGGGAAAGATGTTTCTGTTTCATCCGGAGACGGACCAAGGGCAGTGATCTTTTCCAATCCGTTTATGACACAGGATATCCTGGACAAAGTGATGGATTCCCTGAAAGGTTTTTCCTATATGCCAGGCTCCCTACGGATGATGGGAGACCCACGGCTGGATCCGTGGGACGTCCTCACCGTGGAAGACAGAAAAGGGGGCTCCTATAAGGTTCCGCTGATGAAACTGGAAAGGGAGTATGATGGCGGTTTTACGGATTCTGTGGAGGCTGTGGGTTTATCAGAAGATGAAACAAATGCAAACTGGAAAGGTCCTGCCACAAAAGAAATGGAGCGGTATTATGCACAGCTGGTGATGATCGACCACGCAATGATCAATAAGCTGGATGTGGATACTGCCAATTTAAAATTTGCAACAATCCAGAATCTGAATGCGGTCAATGCGACGGTACAGAACCTGGATGCAGAGTTTGGAAGCTTCAGGGATCTGACTGCTACAAATTTTACTGCCGCCAATGCAAAGATCAATATCCTGGATTCCGGTTATGCCAATATCAAAACCCTGCTTGCAGGTGGTGCCGGTGTGGGGGATTTGCAGAACATCCACCTTACTTCCCAGAATGCTGTGATTGACTCTGCACTGATTAGAACTGCAGTTATGCAGACGGTCACGGTCGGGGATCTTTTAAGCGGCACTATTTCCACCAATAAATTTATGATTACATCTGACGATGGCGGGATTAAGATCCAGGGGGCAACCCAGCAGTGGAGGGACGCAGACGGAACTGTCCGGATGCAGGCTGGCAGGGATGCAAACGGTGATTTTACCTTTTCCCTGTTCGATAAGACCGGAAAAGGGATTCTGCTGGATGCCACAGGTGTGAAAGAAGGAGCTATTGCAGATGGTCTGATCGTCAATAAGATGGTAGCGGATAACGCATCCATTGCCGGCACTAAGCTGGATATCCCTTCGGTGGTGTCGGCTATCAACGGCAGCTCCCAGAGCATCAAGAGCAGCCGGATCTGGTTTGACGATCAGAACCAGAGCCTGAACCAGTTATACAGCCAGATGAATACCAACATTGTCAGTGCTTCTACGACTGCATCCAATGCCGCCAGTACCGCAAATGCCGCCAGCAACACAGCAAATGCAGCTTCTGACGCGGCGAAGAAAGCCCTGGACACTTTGTCCGGGATTTCCACCCTGGATGCAATCGGGGCTTCCCTGGACAATGATGCACATGTGGTCCATACCTATACGGATGGTTCCGGTGGAGATTACAGCAGCTGTCATACCACTTTTTCCGTGTATCTGGGTGATACGGATGTTTCCGATCACATTGACCAGATTACGGTGAAAGCTTCTGAAGGTGTAAGCGGTACCTGGAACCCGAAAACCAGAACGTATCAGGTCACAGCAATGACTTCTGACAACGGCTACGTGGATATTTCGGGGCTTTACGGACTGGAAGGGAAAGTTCTTCTGGTCGGTGGAAAAGGGCTTGTTGTAGGCGGTAAAACGCTTGTTGTAAAGTCAATGGGCTCCTGGATCACCAAGAGATTTTCCATCAGCAAGGCAAAGGACGGAAAGATTGGTCTCAGTTATGACCTTCGCGTCAGCAGCCAGGTGATCAGGAAACAAAAGGACGGAAAGACTCTGGTTCCGGAAAGTGTGACTTTCTCAGCATTTAAGAATGACAATGGGATCATCAGCAGCTATTCCGGAATTTTTCAGATCGAGGAATCAAAAGACAATGGAAAGACCTATGTTTTGAAGTATGGTTCTTCATCTGCTGAGATCATGAAGATATATGCTCCCTCCGGAGCTGACGTGAACATGATCCGCTGTACCCTATATGATGCGTCCGGAGCCCAGAACCTGGATACCCAGACCGTCATGCTCCTGGCAGATGCGGAAGGCCTGGCTGATGATATCAAAGCCGCCCAGAAGACCGCAGACCAGGCAAAAGCTGCCATTGTTACGACAAACCAGAAAGTAGCAAACATTGAGACAAGCATGGACGGTTTGAAGATGAATCTGTCCGAGACGACTACAGACCTACACGGTCTGGTGGGAAATTCGCTTCTGTACAATGTCCGCTATCATGACAACGAAGACGGCACTACAACCGTGACTGCAGTTGTGTACCAGAATGGAAGAGAGGTCACAAAGAATTATCCGGCAGCATGGTTTTCCTGGCGCAAAAAGACCGAAAGCGGTGAGAGCTTCCTGGGTTACGGCTACAGTATTAAAGTAAAGAATGAAGATTACATGTTTGGCGGTGTGGTGATCGGACGATTTACCACATACAAGACTGCAGCGCTCATAGTAGGCGGCAAACTCCTTGTGATCGGAGGGAAAGCTGTCAATCTGAATGTAGATGCGGTATGAAGAAAGGAGATTAAGCTATGGCATTACCACAAGACGGCCAGGACGCAAACGGCCTCACAAAAGTAACACAGATTCCCGCAGGGAAAGAATTGATGTTCATCGATCCCACCACGAATGAGGGTGGGATTATTACGTTGGAGGATTTGACAAAGCAGATTTTGAATGGATTGACCTCACAAGCCTTCGGTTTAGACAGCGGAACCCAGACGCTACCGGCAGCCATTAACTATTTATATGGCAACTCAAAAACAAAGATTTCCACAATACAAACCGAATACGGATATCTTTACCTAAAAAGGACTATAAATACGGTAGGTGTATACGGCGCATTTGAAAACTTACCGCTTAATACGGAACGAATTGAAATAACAAAAGATTTTAAAGATTTTAACCCTAATTATTCTTACGCAGTTGTAGATGTAAAAAGTGGTGCAGGTCCCTTTGATACTGTTGGCTCCCTATGGTTATATCCCAACGGACAAACAATGCAATTATATAAGCCTGCGAATCTTTCAAGAGCTTATATCACAGGAAATTATGTCATACAGGCATAATTATTAATATGTACAGTTAATTACTCCTAAGCTCTTACAAGAGGTATGCAAATCAGTAAGCTGGATTTTGGTGCAAATCCTGTAAAACTAACTGTAAAAGGATTTCCTTTTGTAATTGAAGCTTCAATAGAGCTGTTACTTCCAAGTATAAGTCTTTGTACACTTGCATAAGTTACGCCTCCACTAGCGATATACAAGGAAGGTGTTTTGATAAACGTACTGTATCCACGATCTCCGATAAATATTAAGTATGATATTTCGTTATCGGATTTTGCTCCACCTTTTAATGTTAAATCATATGAACTGAGTGGATTATTATCGTCCCCAAGATTTTTGTAAAAAGTATTATGGCTTCCAAGATTGCCATATTGTTTAGTAAAACAAGAATTCATGCTAAAGGGCACCTCCCAAGGTGTCTTTTATTATGGATTTTTATCCGGAAAGGAGGAAAAACCCGATGATATTCGAACAACCAGTCAATATATACTCGCAGGATTATGCACTGAAGCGTTTCCAGTCAAATGAAACAGCTGTCCAGGTAGTCAGAGGAAAGCTCTCTGCTCTGATCAGCGAGTCAGAATTGATTGAGCTGCAGAACAGCAAGGCAACCATGTACAGTAAACTTGCATCAGCCATACTGGATATAAACAGCCTTCAGCTGCAGTTTTCTGATATCAGCAGTAAATACGATACCGTAACCGGTCAGTACAGTTCCCTGGATGCAAAAGTAGCAGATTACAAAGCAGGCCTAGACGGACTCTCAGTAAATCTGACCAACCTCAGTACCAGGATAAACAATGACTATTCCACGACTACGGCAATGAATGCAGCCATTAAAGCCAGTGTGGATGGGCTGTCCAGTACTGTTTCACAGACTTATGCAACAACGCAAAATGTTAAATCTTCACTGGCAGAAGCGGATACCAATGCAAAGAAATATGCAGACAGTGCACAGAACACAGCAATAAGCCAGGCACAGCAAGACGCAACGTCCAAGGCAGATGCAGCGGAATCCAATGCAAAGGCTGATACCGATAATAAACTGAAGAATTATTCCACTACCATAGCCATGAATTCTGCAATCAAGCAAATGGCCGACAGTATAACACTTAGCGTTTCCAAGACCTATGCGACAGGAGCAGATCTCTCAGCTGGTCTATCCGGTGCAGACCAGAAGGCTAAAAACTATGCGGACAGTGCCTTACAATCAGCGGATAAATCCGCAAAGGGATATGCGGATGCGGCACAAAGTGCAGCCGTAAAAGCTGCGAATGCAAATACAGAAGAACTTCTGAAATCGTATCCGACTGTAACTGCTATGGAATCAGCTATTAAGCAGAATGCGGATTCCATCACAGCATCTGTTTCAAAGACTTATGCAACTAAGGAGGGGCTGAGCGACGCCAGTACAAAGATATCAAATCTAGAGACCTGGAAGTCCCAGGCCGCACTGAAGATCACAGATTCCGCAATCGTCAGCACCGTAACCAGTTCCACATCCTGGAGCAAAAAGGCAGACAAGGCCAGCCTGATCTCCCAGATCAACCAGTCTGCAGAAAGTATTTCCATTAACGCGAGCAAGATCAATTTAAACGGTGTGGTGACGGCCAATAGTTATTTTTGCATTTTAACCGATGGAAGTATAAAAAGCATCAAAGGTACGCTGGGAGGATGGACGATATCGTCCGATAAAATTCAGTCACGTTTTGCCGGAATAGATGCGATGACTATACACTCGGATGGATATTTAAAATTCGGAACATGTAAAATAAGTTCAACTGGAGGAGCGCTCACAGTAAAAAACGGCTTACATCTTTACACAAATGTAAATACAGATAGCAGTGGTTTTGACGATGGCACGGAGAGATTCAAGATATTCGGATTAGGTCATGTATCGTCTGGAGGACATCTGGTATTTGACAGTGATGGGGCTACGGTTTCTTATTTATCCAGTTCATCCAGAAGATACAAGAACCATATCCGGGACATGACAGATAATGATATACAAAATCTGTATAAGCTTCCAACCGTGTTCTTTGTTTATAAGCCTGGCTATCTGGAAAAAGACAGCGCTGTTCCCATTCCCGGGCTTTACGCAGAGGATGTGGAACAGTACCTTCCATTAGCTGCCAGATACCAGAACGGACTGATTGAAGACTGGAATGAAAGAGCTGTGATCCCGTATCTGATCAAGGCAATCCAGCTGCAGCACGAAGAAATTGAAGCATTGAAAAGAAAGGTGGCGTGAAAATTATATGAACGAACCCAGAGCGAGACCGTGTAACCGGTCTTATTTTTATACCATAAAATAATATAATAAGAAGGAGAACACATAATTATGAAGGTGATTGATACGTATAATGCCATTGTTGGCGCAGCTGTTGCTGTATTGAGTTATATCTTTGGAGAGCACTGGATCCTGTTTGCATTGTTCCTGGCATTTAATGTTGCCGACTGGATTACAGGCTGGATGAAAGCCAGACTGACACACAAGGAAAATTCCAAAGCCGGATGGAAAGGA